GTGATCCCGCTGGGACTCGAACCCAGGACCCCAACATTAAAAGTGTTATGCTCTACCGGCTGAGCTACGGAATCATTAACCGTTTCCGATTAAAGTGGTGCAAATATAGAGCTATTTGGGTATCTGCGCAAGCCTTATTTTAATTTATTTTAAAGTTTTTTTAAACGCTTCATTTACAGTATACTATTTTCTTAATATTCCTATTTTTCCGCCGTCTCCTGCCAAAACCACCAGTTTTCCATGCTTTGCCTTACGGCATACATTGAAACTTTTATCATCAATTTGCTTCCAATTTTTGCCGCCATCTATACTAATATTGGTGCCGGCTGTTCCAGTAGAAAGGAAAATATCAGTCCCAATAACATCCACACATGACTGATAACCAGATGGAAAACTGTTTGCCAAATGCCAGCTTAGTCCATTATCCGCGGAATAGCAAGCTATAGAATCGCGTCTTTTGTCAATTTTATAATCACCGCCTACTATAATCCATCGCTTATTATTAGCTGTCACAGAAAAAGCGCCCTGACTGCTTTGTCCGTGCAAAATGGGTAAAGCAGTGTGTTTCCAGCCAGATTGGGTTTTACTAATTATTTCTACAGAACAGCCGCCGGTGACAAAAGTTATTTTATCATGTACCATTAAACAAGTGCCGCTTGCAGCAAACGCCGCCTGATCTTTGATGGCATCAGGGTCGTCTATTGCTGTCCAGCTATCGCCGCCATTTTTGGTCTCTAATATTAAAAACTTATTTTTTATGGGATCGCCCATCGCAAAACCATGTTTACGGCTGATGAAATCCATCGCATCCAAAAAATATGTACTATCGTTTTTGCGGTAATTTGCTTTCCAGGTATTGCCGCCATCCGTAGTCTTTAAAATCATTGCGGGAGTGCCTGAACTCATAATAGCAGCTTCTTTTGCCGAAAAAGCTTCAATATCTCTAAAATCAGATTTTTCATAGCCTTTCACCTGCTGCCAATTCCACGACTTGCCGCCATCCATAGTTATCGCGATATAGCCTTTGCTGCTGCTGATCCAGGCAACGTTATCGTCAACAACAGATAGGCCTCGAATACTAACCGGTTTATTTTGTTCAATTAATTCTATATGCTGTGCCATAGAAACAATGGGGAGTAACAGCAGAATAGTTTTGATAAAATGCAATAATTTGTTTTTGATCATAAGGCGCCTAACCGACAATATGTTAATCCTGCTAAGGTATCCTTTATGATGATTTTTTTGCAATAGACTTACACTTTAATGTTTATTTTATATACAGAAAAACTATATTTGCACCCTGCTTACAAGCCCGGGTGGCGAAATTGGTAAACGTTGCGGTCTCAGAAGCCGTTGAGAATTGTCTCTTGAGAGTTCGAGTCTCTCCTCGGGCACGCCCAAAGCAAAATAGAAAAAGCCTCTTTTAGAGGCTTTTTCTATTTTGGTACAAAAATGTTATGCTTAATTTGTTCGAAGCAATAATCACATTTTTAGATACTTATGTATGTATTTGTCGTTTTGGGGGACGGAGAAATAAAGAAGTCACTTTTAATATTTTTTCAGCGCAGCCAATTGTAGTATCTTACGGCACTTAATAAATTTAACCTATTGTTGATCTAAACCCATTCATGAAAAAAACTTTTCTGAAAGTTATTCTTGTGCTTATTTCATTTGCCTTAATTACTTCTTGCAGCAAAAAGGACAACAAGAATTCATTGCTACAAAATGTTGTAACGCTCGATTCAAAATCAATTTCATTGCATTATGACGAGAGTCATCAGTTTTCTTTAATCGGAAATGGAAATACCGTTATATCATCTTATAATTGGGTATCAACTGATGTTACCGTCGGTATAGTAGATCAAACCGGAAAGTTTGCCGCGCAAAAGATCGGAACAACAACTATTAAAGCTGTTAAAGGTAATGATGTAATTGAATCCCTGGTGACTGTTCTGCCTTATAGCAATATCTGCAAGGAGCCTTATTGGAACTTCAGCGACAATATGCCGGCAACCAAGTCAAAAGAATCCAGAGCCTTGGTCGGTCAGACGTCTACTATTCTTACTTATTCCGGGGAAAATGAAAAGGTAAGAAATGTCATGTATATATATGACGCTAACAATAAAATGAGCAGTGCCGCAATATTACTTGCTAATACAACAGCGGTTATCAACGAAAGTGCGAGTTTTTTTAAGGAGCGATATGCCTATAGTGGTTTAGATAGTAACATTTATTTTTATAGCGATAATAAAAACGTGATAATCGGAGTAACGGTAGATCCTATATTAGGTTTTGTTGCTATATATATTCCATATACTACTTCAAAAGTAAATGCGATAAACACTGAGACAATTCTGGATATTGTAAAAGGCGTAAGAAAAGTTCAATAGGAAGAAGCGTAATAGCAGAAAAAAAAAGTAGCTTAGCCTCCCAATTGCAAATATGAAATATCAAGTTATTTGATATTTCATATTCATTTAAGGCCCGGGTGGCGAAATTGGTAGACGCACCATCTTGAGGGGGTGGCATTCGTAAGGATGTACGAGTTCGAATCTCGTTCCGGGCACACTGCATTAAAACGGTAATAATTTTCTCTTCAGGATAAAAAATCCGACCACTACGGCGATAAGTAAAATAATAATCCAAACAATAGTAGATTTTAGATTCCCCATAATATTCGTTGAGCTACGATCATCCGCTACATGATTACTGGTTGAATCATGCTGAATAGTTGTTTTCTTGAGTGTATTTAACTGAGAGTTATCAGTTTTGAAAATGTTGTTTTGTGTTAGGCTTTTTTGATGATAATGCGCCTTGACGGTTTTTACTTTAGGCGATGCCTTAAAGCTGATGCTTAGACCGGATTTATCTTTCGTAAAGCCAATTATTAAATCATCGTTCTCAAAGCTTTCGATAGAATCTTTAAGATTAAAGCTACCCAATAACGGTTTACCGCTTATTGAAATGGTAGTATCTAGATCAATATTAGTTGTGATGACCGATTTGTCAATGCTTAATAAATTTCTTATTCCGATACTATCATTATTTTCCTGCAATTTAGTTGATGTTTGGATGGTATCTGAAACATGTGTTTTTTTTGAGCATGAAGTGAGGATAATACAAAGTATTGTAATTAAATAAAATTTCATTTGATAAATCTTGCTACGGCATAGATCTGCCTGGTTAATCGTATTTTGCGATACACACCATCACCTTCCCGGCTACCGGCTTGGTTAGTGTTACCTTCGACGGTGTGTACCTGTGTTGAGGTCCACTTATCTATAAAACCGGTATGAGCAATTCTTTTTTTGTTGGGGAAATAAATTCCGAAGATGTCGGCTCGGGAGGGGGTGATATTGTGATTTGAATTTCGTGTCCAGACAATGTTTTTTTGTTGAAATAGATCCGGACAAAAGCCACTTCTGGGATTTGTAACATTATTTTTTCCGTAAACCCAACAGACAAATGAAGCGCACCAGGGTTCTCCTTTAGGCAAATCGCAGTAGCGAAGGTAAGTTTCAACGGCTTTGCCATCATTGTTGCCCGTTAATTCTCGAACATCAATTTGCGAAGTATAAGTTAATGCTACTTTATTGCGGATGATTGTATTGCTGGTATAGCTTGATTGAGCATAACTAACACCAACACAATAAAGCAGTAGATAAATAAAGACGTAGTTACTTTTTGCCATGATGTTAGGGATTTAAAAGCGGTGCCAAATTCGGTTTCAAAGAAATAGCGCAGATCAGGCCATATCACCTTAATCATTAACCAGGACACTGAGCAAAAAATAGACAGACTAATTATAGAGGTAATATTTACTTGCAAAACGCCGACATCGAAAGTTCCGGCAGTTGGATCGTAACACCTTAAAAGAAAAGGAGACACAAGGAAAAGAAGAATGGCGGCTGTCAATAAAATGTATTCGCCATGTTGCAATGATATTTCAGTTAGAAGGTTCCAGCTATTTATCAGCCAGTTTTTCAGCTTGTTCATAAATTGTCAATTTGTTTTTTAATAAGGTGATTTCAATACCCATATGATTAATTTTCTTGTTCAATTCACGTTCCCGCGAATTTTGCGCGCGGATAATTTTTAGATACTCGGCTTCCTTTTGTTGCAGCGTTAATATTTGTTGTGCTTGTATCTCTGATTGCATTTTTAGGTCGTTAAGTATTTTGCTATACATCTCAATCTCAGTAAATTTTGCTTGAGTTTCAGCAAGTAAAGTTTCTGCTTTGATTTTCCGCCGGGTTGCAATTACAGTAATAGTCATACCAAACCCTACCGAAGTAAGGATTGATATGATTATCATAAGGTTAGAAGATCCTATAGTCATGAGCATCGGATTGTTTTATTATAATTATACCGGCTCAATATCAATGATTGGTTCCATCACAAATCCGGCGAATATTTCGATTTGCTCTTCAGCCAAATCAGCAGGCAGATCTCGGAGTATATGAGGTGTGATAGGATAGTCTTTCTCCACATTGTACAAGTCCTTAGATTCATTTTTACGCTTAATTGCGGCTTCCTTGGTATATTTATAATCAATGATCGCACCGCTGACCTCGTTTTTAACGTGCACCAAATTGCCTTTTTCATCTACAGACGCATTGTTGATGGCAATGTCCTGTAAGTTGCTGTTATAAGCTTCCAGTACGGGCTCACACTGTTTTTGCACTTTTTTAAGTGCGTAATTCAACTTAGTGTCGGCTGTGTTTTTTTGCAAATAATAAGTAGCTAATTGGTTGAATTGATCGATACTTTTAATAGTTGTTTTCATTTGTTTTATTTATGGTATTTTAATTAATATCCTCCGTTATCTACTGTATAATAATAAACGGTTGATGCGGTTGTTGCCCCAGTATACATGCTATAAGTATTGGCGCCCAAAGAAGAAACATACCAACCTAATGTTTGCGCCGAAGATGAAAGAGCACTGACAACAGGTACACAACTATGTGGATAAGCAAAACCTCCGGACATTGTTACAGTTATTGCCATATTGCTTGGAGACGTTCCCGTCGTTATTTGTATGATTTGCTTTTGATTGCTGCCACTAATATTTATGGTAGCACCTGTACCCGCGCCGGTAACTGAAATAGTTGGCGTTGCGGATGTAGAGTATATTAAGCCGGTAAAAGCTCCGTTACCATTGACCTGTAGGGCGTTTACTCCGTCATCTGTTAGAGTATTAAGCAGCGTTCTACCTGAAAAATAATTTAACCCACCATCCGAATAAATGGCATACGGTATTGAAGTACCAGTACTTACAGCTTTTGCATAAATAGCTCTTGTTATAGCTGTGCCGGCTGTTAATAGGTTGTTATTTTCAGCATAAAACAGGCCGCCTGTAACATTTGTGCCATTTTGATTAATGGCCGGAGTACTCTCCTGATTAACAGCCCCACCGTATACGCCCACGGCATTGGATGTATTAGTCGAAGTAGACTGGCCTACTTTTGCAACAAAGCCCCCGCCCATGATTGAAACGCCAAGCCCCGGACCAAATACATAATTATTACCTTGCATCATTTTGGCATAACTGTCGAAATTAAGATAGCTTGTTGTGCCATTATTAAATGTTGGTTCTGTAGCTGTCCAATTAGCAACCGATAAAACAGATTTATTGGTTATAATTGTACCGCCTGTTCCCGTTTGCCAAATCCTTGTGCCCGAACCATTAGCTTGAAACCCCCATCCGTCAGTAACAACATTAGCCCTTACTGTCAAGTCCGCAAAAGTACGCGAACTGACACTCCAGGATGCTGCAGTCGTTCCCGATGTTGATATACAGGTAAACACTATAGTTTGTCCAGCGGCCAATAGATACACTAAGTTGCCCCCCGATGAATTTACGGGCATAACATTATTTGCTATGATTTCGTACTGAAAGCCAACATTTAATGTGCTTACTACCGGGAGTACTACTGTGCAACCAGCTCCGTTAATATTTTGCCTGTACGCGCTTGCTCGTGTTAAGGTATAGGTATTGCCGTTGCCGGTATTATTGGCGTAACTAGCTATAACATTAGGGACGAAAATATTGCTATTGAATGAGAAGTCACCACCACTACCAAATAGTAATGTTGTACCCGATTTATAAATATAATAGGCACTTGACGAACCATTATCAAAATTAATGGCCTGTCCTGATGGGCACGCCAAACCGCCATTTGCAACAATACCACCTGAAGATGTTAACCCTGCCGAACTAATGGCACCCGGAAATGCAACTGTTGTGCTGCCTCTATCTATATAGAATAAGTTTACGCCGGCAGTATTATCCCTTAAAGCAAAACCTGTGGTACCTCTGCTTGGTATATTTGGCAAAAATTCATAAACGTTATTGCCTAATGCTTGAATTACAATACCAGTTGTAGTATTTAAGAAACCGGTAATATTAGTTGCGCCCCCTGTTGGTGCAATCGTATAGTTACCTATTGCGTCAACAGTATGCGAAACATAATGCGTGGCATCGTAGTTCAATCTAAACTGCTCGGTGGTTAAAGTCGTTGATATTTTACCCGCGCCGGTTATAGCGCCGCCAAAAGTTGCCGAAGCATCATTATTCAATGTTAGCGCTAATACTTGGTTAACTTCCGGATCGTTTGTATAGCCACCGTTACGCATCCTTACATAAAATCGCATCTCTGAATCCCAATTGTCAGCTGAATTATGCCTAACCAATAAAATCTTACCCAAAGCTACTGTTTGATCTGCGAAAAGAATGCCTGTACCGTAGCCTGTAGTCAAAGTGGTTTGCGATCTGTTCACCAGCACCGGATAAACGTTAGTCGATGTATTATCGGTACTATTAGCAATTAAGACATGGTTTGCGGTTGAATTATAACCTGCACCAACGCCTCGGGTGTCTGCAACGACTTTGGCAAAAGTCGGACTATTGGTAGTACTCAACCTTTGATTTTCCAGGGGCTGGTACCTCGCATCAACATAAGCCAAATCCAAACTAAACACATTTGCCGCTAACGCAATACCCAAACCATTGGTATAAGTACCTAACCCAGAACTTTGAGCAAACGTTATATTGGTTATACCTACAGTAATCGAGCTATTAGTATTCACCCATTGATTACCCTTTTGACTACCACCCTCGATAATTATAGCCAGTCGGGTTATCTTAGTACCTGTGTCGGCATCGGTAGCTCGCATCCACGTACCGGTACTTGTGATATAAATGCCGTTTTGCGTTTGGTCGGTTTGATTTTTAACAAAAACGCGTGATGACAAAGTGGTCACACCGTCTATGGTTTGTTCGCCCGACAGCGTTATGTTTGTAGTTGTCGCAGCATCCGCGCCCACCCAAATAACACCGGTAATAATATTGTCGACGTAATTTTTGGTTATAAAGGATGTTGAGCTAAATGCTGAAAAGGTAGATTGGATATCGCCGGTTACCGTACCGCCTGATTGCTGCAGCCAGCGGGCGTCGCCCAGGCTATTGTAATCCGTAATGCCGTATCCGCTGATAGTAGTAGGCGCGCCGGTTATTTTATTCCAAGTTAATGAGTTTATCCATGATGGATTATTGTAACTTCCTCCAAGTTTTACATATAGCGTGTCGAAATCGAACCATTCTATATCGTAATCAGCGTCACTGTTTTTAATCAAAGCTTGCCCGACTGTGCCGCCAGGTGAAATGCCTGGTGGTATTAATGAAACACCGTCGCCCCAGTCACCGTCGGTTTTAGGGCCGAAAAAATTGTAATTGCTGGTGTTAATATAAAAGTCACCATTAGCACCGGTTGTTAAATTTGACGGATTACCCGGTCCATTTAAAACACTAAAACCGTTTGTTCCGTTGGTACCATTTGTGCCGGCAGTCCCTTGCGGCCCTTGCGGCCCGGTTTGCATAGAGAATACCTGGCTCCAGCTACCGGCCGATTTTTTGTAAAAAACGCCGGTTCCGGTATGGATATAAGTATCGCCGTTGTTGCCTGTCGATGTCCCCGGTACTCCCAAACCATATAGCACTGTAGTATCCGTTTGGGTGTTGTTTGAAGGCAGACTATAAACCACCGACCATGTGCCGGATATTTTTTGAGCAAATGAGCCGGTGGTTGTATTGATAAACAGATCGCCGTTTTTGCCTGATGTATTTTGAGGCAGTGCAATGCCGAATGAAATATTTGCCCCAACGTTCAGATTATTTCCTAAAAACTGTAGTAGCGTCGAAAAGGCGAATCTATAATCCGTGTCACCACTTACCAGTACCGAAACATCAGTCTGATTGATGACTGTTGCTTCGGTTAATTCGCTTATTTTTTTGTCTGACATTATATTTCTATTAGCGGTAAATAATTGGTTTGATTATAACTGCCGCCGGGGTAGTTAAAGTTGGTTTTGTCAACGCTGCGAATACGCGGACCTGGCTGCCGGGCATTTTTATTCTTATTGCTAAATCGCCATAGCGGAAAATCTGCCCGATGATCCCACAGAAACTTTTCGACTTCATTAGTGTGTGCATTGGCTACGCTACGCTGCTGTTGTACCAGTTTTGTAATATATTGTGGTGCCGCGGGTATGCTGCTATCGAGTGATTTGATGACGGGTCCGCTTGATGTATAACGTATCGCATCCGCTTCTATAAATCGCGCGAAAGCGAAATAAAGCAGAGTCGGAAGCAGACCTTCGTAAAGCACGATATAGCCATGCTGATCCAGATATTCGCTGCCATTCAATAGATCTTTATAGGATTGCGGAGCGTCGTCTTTAATCGTTCCATCATCGTTAAAATGTTTGATGAAATCGTAATATAAAGCATATCCCAAAAAGGGTTTCAAATCAAGATCCTGCGCTTTGTTGACGAATACTTTCAGACGATCAGGCTTAATGTTTACAGAAATGTCCTCGTATCGCTGAAAAGTGGTTTGATCAATTAAAATTGGATTCATAATGTTTAGTTTAAAGTTTCAGCCGATACCATTTCTTCTGCTTCTTGTCGCTTGAAGCCGTAAGCGTAAACTAGAATAGCTATCTTATTTGCTGACGACAGGTCGGACAGTAACAGTTGATTAATGCTTCGTCCGGCCAGCATGCCAGCGGTATCGTCTGCTACTGTAGCAGGAATAGGGATAATGTTCCAGTTCCCGGAAGGGTTGACATCGACATAAAACTTGTCAAAGATTTCTGCAAACACATCGGCTATCTCCGAGCGATCTGCTGCAGTGTTATCATTAAACTCGCGGATAGCTTCCTTTTTCTCGCTGCCATTACTTAAGCCTGATGACTTTTCTGCATTGATCAATTCTTTCGGAACCGAAAAGCCTTTTATAATACGGGCTTCGACAGATCGCTCGGTTGTCTCAAAAAGTTTATCGTTATTTTGAATGGTATAGGGCTTAAATTCAGGTTTCTGACTCTCGTCTTCGTATTCGATCACAATGATCTTCTGTGCGCTTTTGGTTCCCTGAAACTGGCCCAGGTCTTTTTCCAGTTGCGACGGCTGATTGATAAATGTTTGCTCACCATCGTCAGGGCGACTGTTATCTGCCTCCTCACGACGTGACTGCATGAACAGCATTGTCGACGGTAAGAAACCGGTAATGACCTCCCGATTATTGAAAATCTTGATGCCGGCTTCGGTTTCGAAATCCTCCCAAACGCTATCGGCTTCTATTAGCGGATAATCATCAATTTCAGGGTTGAAATAATAGAGCTGCCCCTTGTATTTTTCCCATCCGCCCGCTGTATCTACCTGCCGTTGAATGGCCTCCGGATCGGGATTATATTTGTCTAGGAAGATAATCTTGTTGCGCATGATGTTCTTCCAGGTTTTACGCCCCCAATCGTTATATAAAGCAAATTTGTCGGCGGTATCCGGGCTGTCTGTGTCACCCATGCGTATGTCTTCAAACTTTACATAGTTTACCGACGATATCTGGTAGTTGGCATTATAATTTACATGGATACCAAAGCCGGTAAATAAGGCCTTGTCAGTAGCAATAGCTTTTAATAGCTTGGCAATGGTCAGTCCTTTAGGATTGATCACTTGCCTACCCAGGTCTTTGTCTTCAAATCCGTTACCGGCGATAAATCTGGCACGTTTGTTCCAGCAATCTTTTGCAGTTGGCGACCCGGCTACCAACTCCAGCATACGTTGCGGATAGGCATTATCCAAATCATAGTTAAGGATGCCAAAAGTTTGATTTGGACGAACTAATATTCTGCGTTCTATTTGTGGTAAATAGGTTTTCATTTGCCCTCCTCGCTTTGGTTTTGATTTATTGGGGATGATTGACGATCCGGCAATTGCTCAAATAAGGTTTTGATATGCGGATATCTTTTCAGGTACCACGCGGCTTCTTTATCTGTCAGTGTATCATTATCATGCACCGCGGCTGATCCCGGCGCAAACTGGTGTTTGCCTGGTTTAAGTATATATTTCTTTTTATTCATAAATCATGGTTAACGGTTCATGGATGGATCATGGTTGTGGCCCATTGGTCAATTAGCCATTAAATCAATGAACCATCAACCATGAAGGGTTTGTTAGGCAACCAAAGCCTCAATGGCAGCAAGCGTGCTTGCATAAGTAGCCGAGCCGCTTGTGGGCGCAATAGAAACCGCTCTTGGGGGATAAGGTTCTTTCAACTTGTCTGGGTTGGTTAGTTTTAATTTGTAACCGCCCTCTACAGTTTCGTCGGCAGCGTTACGTTCAGCATCAGTCAGAATCAAACCATTGGCGGCGCCAAATAGCTCGATAGCCGAGTCGCTTGATTTGTAGTTGTTGATCACAATGGCGCGAACACGGCCATAGCCCATAGCCATCAGTTGGGTTTTAACGTCGACAGATAAACCGGCAATGTTAAAGTCAATTTCTTCTGTATAACGTGGTCCAACCTGGGTTTTTGCCAGTTTTGAGGTAGCGTTGAAGCTGTTATTGGTGCCTTCAAATTTGTAAACCTTAGCAGTGTTAACGGCTGTAAGACCGGTAACTATTAAAGGATTGGCGATATCGTAAGTTAAAGTGATATCATCTTCGTTGAAAATATAAATCACATCTTCAATACCTGAAGTAACCGGCGCACCTGTAGTCAGACTAAAACCAGCGTTTATTTTATTATAAATTGGCATGTGTAATTTTTAAAAATTAGTAAATGGGTGAATTAGTGAGCGAGTGAATGTTTGTGGTTGTTCGATTCATGAATGCATTCACTCATTCGCTCAACCACTCATTCACTCATTAAATTTAAGCTAACAAGTAGAACAACTCGTTAGCGAATTTGAAATTTACGGCCGCTTTCATACGTGCTTTCATGCGTACCACATCGTCATTGGTGTATGGTTTCATGTATACGGTCGACAGTTCAGAAGCATCGCCTAACAGATCGACACCCAGGAACAGGTTTGATGCGCGGGCGCCTAAAATTGTATTGGCCTGCCAATGATTCATTAATTGCAGCGGGACACCCAGATAGTCCATCTTCTTGCTATCGCTAAAGGCATTAAGCACGTTTACTGCTTTGTTGGCCTGTGCTTGGGCGTACGCATAGCCAACGTGTAAAGGTATCTGCAGATTAAAGTCATCCTGACTTCTATCGGCCGGGTCAAGCTGGGCATAAACGCCGGTCAGCACGTCTAATACGTTAGTGGCGTTGATGTAGCTTACTGTTGCTGCCGATGCCGAGCCTGTAAAGGTTGCCGGCTTACGGGTGTTGATCTCATTGTAATTACGTACCAGTTTAAAGGTAGTAGCGCTGGCTACCTGGATAAAGTACGACTGGCCCTGTACATCAATACCGCTGCCACCATTGGTGGTGTCCTTGATAGTACCGGTTACGCCGGTGATGGTTACTACGTCGCCATCTGATAGGGTAGAGGTGCTGGTAACGGTAACTATGCCGCTTGCGCTGATAGCTGATGCCGACATTGAGGTGGACGGTTTACCCAGGCCTACTTTATAAACGCCGCTCGCTGCCGATATAGTCGGTAATAAGCCGTTAAATGCTGCCGTGAATGACGCTTCTTTGGTTGCCGATTTACCTAACCAGTACAGACGCTCGTTTGCTATCTGGATTTTGGTTAAATAACGCTGTACCATGAAATCAGAAAGGTCAACCACGCCTTCATAATCCATAAAGGCGCCGGGTTTCAGGCTTTGGGCCTCCCAGGCTTGGGCCAGTTTATCCCATTGTTCTTGTTTCATGAACTCGTAAACTACCGGATCAAGGTAGCTTTCGGTTTGTTGCGCAGTGGTGCCCTGATCGTTGAATAAGCCTGATGGGTCTTGCAGAACCACATCGTCATCAACATCAAGAATTATCTTGCGCGATTTTACGTCATTTATGACCGTCAATAGGCCACGCTTTACCGAGTCGGCCTCAAGCAGCGTGCTGGCCATAAATCCTGCCAGCGCTTCGCCGGCATAAGTGTTGTTTGTGAATGTAAATTGAGCCATATAATTATGCCCCCCAACCCCCTAAAGGGGGAGCTTTTGATTAATAGGTTTACTTTATAGGGATGAGTTATAAGTGATATTTGTAATAAGGGATAATCATCTCCCTTTAGGAGGTTAACGAGCTACTGCGCGTTTAACTGCATTTTGAGCCAGCGTAGTTTGCGGTGCGAAGAAAGGGGTAGTCTCAGCTTTGGCTTTATTGCTACGTTTTGAACCTTCAGGAGTAAAGGTTGATTTAATTTCATTGCGCACCTGTTCATTGGTTTTTCTCAGGCGCTCATTGGCGGTTTTCAGGGCTTCACGGGCTTCGGTTAGTAATTGGTTTTGTGCATGCAGCTTGGCTTTAATTTCTTTAATGCGATTTTGCACGTCGCCGGCTTTTAACTTGTCTTGCGGTAAGTCATCATCGTCATCATCATCGGCTGGTGGAGTTACCGTTTCTGCGCAGCCGCCTTTAACTGTAATTCTTTTGCCCTCGGCCGTGGTGTAAGTGTCGGCAGGGGCGGGCATGGTCATGTCTTCATCCTGGTAAACTGCTGTGCCCTCTTGTAGGTCGCCGGTGTGGTGCAGGGCGCCTTTGTCTGTAATGGTTTGTTTGTTGACCACCTTCTTAAAGAAGTTCATGATCTTATCCAACACCGATGCGGTTTTTTCGATAAGGTCTCTGTTCTCGTTGTTCATGTTACTGTTTTTGTTTAAGATTTTATTGATATAGCGTTGATAAAATACGGGTGCGGTACTGGTGTAATTTTGAATGATGACGCTGTTGACGATCTCGCTTGCATAATCTTCGATCTCGTCTATAAAACCCAGGTCGAGCGCCTGGTCGGCAGATAACCAGGTGACGGCGTTAATCAAACTATTAACGGTAACGCCGTCCAACCCGGTCTTATCCATGTAGATCTGCGCCAGGCGCGATTGTACTACATTTAGCATCTGCACGTCCTTTAGCAGCTCGTCGGCATTGCCGCCACTGCCCACCATTGGTTTATGGATCATGAGCAGGGCGTATTTACTCATGATAACTTTTTTGCCACCCATAGCTACTATCGAGGCAGCGCTGGCGGCCAGCGCGTCGATGTACGTAATTACATTGCCGGTATATTTTTTTAACAGATCGTAAATGGCTATGGCGTCAAAGGCGCTGCCACCTACCGAGCTAATGTGAACGTCTACATCCTGGCCGGCCGCCGCTTCAAGCTGCTGATGCAGGTAGGTTGATGATAAGGTGCCCGACCCAATACAGTCGGTTTCAGTGTCGTATAAATAGATCTTGTAACTCATTTTTTAGATGTGAGATTTGAGATATGAGAATTGAGATGATTTTTGCCGGATAGGTTTTCCGGCTTGGAGATATACAAATATCCGGGTTATTTCTGGTTTCGGTGGTGACAGTAGTTTGTCAGTTCATCACCGGCTCGTCATTGAGAGGAACGAAGCAATCTCTGCGCGCCAGTTACATTTTGCTATTTGATTAGCGAATGTAGAGATTGCTTCGTTCCTCGCAATGACGGCTTTTTTTATTTAATGTAGTCTATGCCTATTGGCATACATCAAAGGTCGTGAAACTATTTGATGTTGATGGTGACACTACTTTGTCAGTATCACAAAAACTATTCAACGCGCGCCAAATAGTACGTTCATCTTTTTCAAATTTCACTTCGGCCTCGAGCACTGCTTGGTTCTTGGTGATACCGCGGGTTTTTATTTGTGCCTGTACCCACAGATATATCTCGCGGTACACAAAGACTTTGGTTGTGATAAAGCCAGCTTTGTACAGTTCAGAAAATATGCCTTCGTCAAATAAGGCGTTTGCGGTTTTAATGTTCATGAGGGTAAGTAATGAGTGATCGAGTGAATGAGTGAGTGAGTAAGTGAGTAAGTGAGTGAGTGAGTAAGTGAGTGAGTGAGTGAGTGAGTGAGTAAGTGAGTGACTGAGTGAGTGAGTGAGAAGTGAGTGACTAAATAAATAGTTAATACCTATTGACCACCAACCATTCACCACCACCACTCACCTCAAAGATTCACCCTGTTAATAGTTTGCGCCAGGATGCTTTGC